TAAGATTAAAAAACAATTAATAAATGGCTTCATATACATTCATAGTAATTTTTAATGTACTTGTCTCGGTAGCATTCAACGACTTAATAGCAACACTAACTCCGGGGACAGTTTCCCCAACAACATAATCACCAGCACCCGTAACTCCTACATTTGCAACTGCCAAAGGACTAATAGAATATTGATTACTATATTGAAAATAAGCAGCAATTGTAGCAGCAGGAACATTTGCAGAAATACCAATAGGAGTAATACCAGCCTGATTAATTACTGTATATGTGTTAGCAGTTAAAGCACCTGTAGTAAATTGAAATACATGTTTAATTTTAAGATTTAAATCTTTGATACTCATATTATATAATTTACTTTATATAAAAATAAAATCTATATTTTAATATCTGGCTAATCTACGACCAGCACTACGACCTGCTCCACTTTCCCAATTTTCCATCGAACTATCATAAGCAAGATTTAGATGAGGTTTATGTTTACCTCCATGTTTATGATGATGTCTATGTTTATGAGTTTTGATTTTATACATATGTGATTTACCTCCATACATTCTTTCTTTTTCTTGGCTACTTTCTATAATATCCTGTTCAGGAGTATTTTTTACAGCATTTGCGACCATTTCTTGAGTAAGAACTCCAATATTATAAGTTGATGTACCATTAAGAATAGAATACATACCAGAATATAAGAAAGACACAACTGCTTCTAATGCTAAAGGTTGATTATTATTTACTGTATTTTCAAAAGATGTTACGTTATTAAATACTTGTACATTAGTGATTTGAAAATTTGTATTGACTAAAACGCCACTTGCCAAGGAGAAAGACCGCATCTCTATATCTTTTCCAAACTCAAGAACTACATATGAACCTACAGTAGAAACAAGAATACCAGTTTGACCGTAAGAACATTGAGAAAAACCATTATAACATTTCCAACTAGATTTATAATTTTCACGATTAAAATCATATGTTTGTGTCATATCATTTGTGGCTTCTAATCCAGATGCAGAACCTAAAGTTAGAGAAAATGATTGAATTGGACAATAACAATCTGCATCCTGTGATTTAACTGTTGCTCTTTGCTTTCTGATACTCAAATAGAGAGCATCAGGCACTATATTTATCTGTAAACTTTGAATTCCTGAAAGAGCAGTTGTAGGCATATTTTTAGGTTGAACATATAATAAATTATTAGTAGGATTAACTATAGAATTTGCATAAGATAATGTCTGATTAATTGGAAAAATAAATGAATTAAATTCGTAATATGGTAAAACATTAAGAGGAGATATTGGAATCATATCTTCATGTAATTCATATTGATTAAATAATATATTATTATTAGTAATTGTAATAGGAGTGACAGTAATATTCCAAGGATTAGCAGATGCCCACACTTTATTCCATAAACCACTACCAAAATTTAAATCAAGTTTGATAGTATTTAATCCCTTCATAGCCTTTTCAACTGCTTTACCAACACAAAGGGGACTATTAAGAATAGGATATGTTGCACTTAGTTGAATATATACTGTCTGGACTTGATTGGCTCCAGTAGATGGAACAGGAGAAACAAGAGGAGCAGCCAATAATCCCCCGGGATTAGGATTAGGAGCAGTAGTTGAAATTAATACAGGAAATGCACCGTTAGGACAATCTTTTCTACCATCAAAATTAGAATAAGAAGAAAGAGGGGAATTTATAGCACCAATACTATCTTGATAAGAACGCCAATAACTATCTTGCATAGATGGACATTTATCATATCCTCTTAAACTTTCTTCACAAGAACGCAATATACTAGGAAAATCATTATAGAAATTAACGCTTTTAGCATTATTACACAAATCCAATACAGAAGTTTGAAGCGCCCAATAGAGGGCATATGCTCTAAAAGCATCAGTTAAACCATATTGTAAAGGCATTTTACCTATAGGTACTCCTGAAAATTGAAGGGCAACAACTAAATCACATTGATAATACATTTTATTTGAAATTAATGTTGATTGATTACCTACATTATAAGTAAAATTCACAGTAGAGGTACTAACATTACTTTGTGATGCTTGCTGTTGTGTGAGAATTTGTGCTGCTCCTCTTTCGATACTATAAGTTATACTACTATCTAATTCAATTTTGTTATCTCTAACAAGAACTGTTTTAAATTCTTTAGACATTTAAATTATATAAATATTGATTAGATAATAATATTTATACTTTTATATTAAAAATCAGTTATAATACTTTTATATTATACTCCAAGTTCTTTGGCTCTAAATAATAATTTTATACTACTAGATGCTCCACTATCAATATATAAAGGAAATACATTACCTGATTTATTACTTTTCCAATAAAAAGATAAATCTAATGTATCTATAGCACCTGCTGCCGTCATATCTAATAATCTATATACTTGTGGCGTATATTGTACGCTTCCCCCTGTTCTATATTCATTTCCTAAATCTAATGTCACTTGAAAATCAGTTACCATATATATATCTAAATTAGATGATAAAGCAGTCATACTTTCTACCCCTGCATCATTTGCAATTATTGGGGGAGTTTGTAAAGATTTAGTAATAGGTATAGCGGAAGTAGTACAAATTAAACTATCAAAAGGTGTCCATAATCCAGCAACACTATATTCATTAAACATAACTATATAATTTACATTACTAGTATTTAATAAATTTGAATTATTATTATTTTTTATAATAAATGTATTAGAAATTCCATAAGGTTGATTATATCCATATTCTATAGTTTGGAAACTATTCATTAAATAATATAATTGACTATTCATACTTAATAAAATCGGATTTGATAGGCTCACTTGGTCATATTGTAATATGTCCGCATTTAATTGCATAAGTCCAGATGTTGAATCCATTTCAAAATATATATTAGGAGATGAACCAATAAGAGAACCTCCCGCAGTTTCAACAGCAGATTTTAAACCATTCCAACAATTAACTAAAGCAGTATTTAACATATCTACAAATGCTTGAAAACTATTCAAATAATAATATTCATTATCAAGAGTATATAAACTAAAAGGGGGAACTGGTGGTGATACCATCATATTTTCAGGAACAAAAATAACATATTGTTGATAAGATATAGTATTACCACTTACTTTATAACTCATAGTTAAACTATATGTTAATAAATTAGGATCTGTATTATTTACGATTTGTACATCTGGTATCATTAAAGGAATTTCAATTGTAGATAAATTAAATCTAACAATAGTCATATAATATTTAGATGGATCACGTAAATATGAACTTAATCTTTTTTCTTGAAAATAACATTGAAGAGGACTAGAACTATTATTTTTAATAAAAGCATCATAATAAATGTGGCTACCACTTCCAGAAAAAGAACCATTTTGACTTGATAAATTCATAATTTATATTATATTATTAATTAAGATAATAAAAACAATCATTTTAATAATAATAAATAAATATATAAAATATAAAAAAAATATATAGATTATATATATAAATGAGTGATTATAGTTTTATAGAAATTATAGACAAAATGAGAGAAGAAGCAAAAGAAATTAAAGTAAAAGGCAGTAATGATATTATTTTTGATAATCCACAATACAAAATTGTTAAACATAATATTAATTTAGAATTTGATGAAGATAATGAAGGAAACACAATATTATTAATAAAACAATCAAGAAGAGCAAAAGAGATAGAACATATAATTTATAATCTTGATATGGTTGTAGATGTTGTAAAAAGAAAAACATTAAACTATTTACAAAAAAGAGAAAGAAAAGCAGATGAAACAATTAAATTTATTTGGACTAATGCTTTAAATGATTTTATAAAAAATACAGTTGAAGATAAAAAAGAAGATAGTTATTTACAAGTTTTAATCGGTAATCAAAGATTAACAATATATGATTTTTATGAATTACCAAAGAATACTAAGACTTAGATTATTTGCTGAATATGGATTTGATTTATCATAATTCATTGCTTCATGGGATTTATGAAATACATTTCTTTTCATATTAGAATATCCTTTTTCTTTAATTCCTCTATCTTCCAATATATACCAAATAATATAATCATTGTTAATAGATGAACCAAAATTAATTAGTTTGTTGTCATCATTTCTAATTGATAGTTTTTTATTTTTAGTATTACTAAATTGTAAAGTTTTATAATTTAGATTATATTTTTTTGCTCTATCATAGGCAATTGCTAAATATAAATAAGGATTAATATCTAATTTAGTTAATCTTTTAATAAAAGACATTATATATATTGATATAGATAAAAATTAAATCTTGATT